TTGGCACTTTGTACGAAAGAATATGATCTTCTTCCCACTCCACAGTAAATTTATTTTCTTCAATATCATCTGGAAGATCTGGATCCATTTTAAAGGTGTGCTTGCGGATAACAATTTCTTTTTCTGCCACAACGCTATTGTATCTCTGCTGAATATAATCATTCTTGAAACGAGGGAACGAAAGCAAAATAATTTTTCCAACATCTGGAAAACGAGAGGAAACTGAAGCACGATACATCTTATAGATAGCATCTGCAGTTTTTGCAGAAGCGTGACCAGAAGTAGATTCAAGTTCAAAGCCCGAAATCTCATCAAGGATAACCATAATAACATTGTATCCTTCCCAAGATTCTCTTTGGGAGTGACCAGAGTGAACAGTAATAGCTTTAGGGAATGCTACGGAAGCAACCTTATCATCGTATTTGCCAGCAAACCAGGGAGATTTTTCCAAGCGTGTAAGAAAGCCTTTAAAGAAAACTCTTTTTGCTTGTTCAGCGTTAATAGCAATATTAATAATATCAATGGCATCTCCAGGTGGTTTGCCAAAATATTTAGCGGGATCTTTTAAACAAAGTAAAAGGTATACAACATAGGCACAAGAAATTGTAGAAACATAATCTTTTCCCGAACCTTTTCCTAGTTGAAAAATAACTTCGTTACAGGTTTGTTTGGAAATTTTTAACCCTTCGGTTTCCCCATAAAGTTTGATTAAGGTTTCTCTTTTATAGACTTGAGTAGAAGCTTTAATCATAGTGTATTGATTTTGAGAAAGTGGTGGAAGACCTAGAAAATCTTTGCTGGTGACAAACTCTTCAATATCAACAGGTCGCTCTTCAAATTCGTCTGCCTCTAAGACACTTAGAAAATCACCAAAATCATTCATCTATTGTTACGGCTTCTACCTTACCAGTTGCTTCCGTTAATCTACGGGCTACTTCAAATTTGCAATGGTCACAAGACGAGGTTACATCCCTAAGGATTCCCATAAGAACTGCTTGCTTACGCTCTGTTTCTATTAACTGATCTCCTATTTCATTATTTTCTAGGAGCCCTGCTTTCTGCAACATATCAATTCTGCGAGCTTCTACATCTGCAATAAGTTTAAGAGACTGGGCTTTAATGTTGTATTGTGCATTTGCGTCTGCTTGTTCTACGGTTTCCCAAGCACGTTGAATAATCATGGCGTAGTGTTGATCAGCACTGGTCAAGGCTTCTCTTGCCCGTTGCTGGATATTGTTGTCTGATCGCATAAGTCCTCGCCAAGTATCAATATGGTCAAGAACTTCTGTGCGCTTAATGTCTAAGGTTTTAGCAATAGTAGTAGGATTGTTTCCTTTGAGAAGTTCCTCAACAACCTTATTCATCCGATCAAAATGATCGGCAACTTCTAGGTCAGACGACATTCTTTTTCTTCCTAAATTTTTTAGGCTTTACTTTTCCCTTAAGGGATTCTGGGTAAAATGATCTATACCCTGTCTCACCATAGCAATCAATCCACTCTGTCTTAGTTTTGCTATTGATAACGTGTCGCCAGAATTTAAATTCCCCACGCTCAAACTTAATTTTAACTTTGTCTCCCTCAGCAATAACATCTTTATTGTGGGAATAAGTTTCAAAAATTGTCCAATCAGGATTTACAATATACTCTGTTTTTTTTCTTGCCATTTTAACGATATCCTCCAGCTGTGGGTGCCCAAACAGACACATTTCCAATTACATATACCCTTTTTAATAAGAGTTTGCATTCAGGGCAATTTTGAATATCCCTGTCATCAATGCTGATGTTAGGCAGGATTATGTTGTTATCACATTTTTCGCATTTATATTCGTAAGTTGGCATAATTAATCCTTTGTCTCTTTAATTATACCATTAGTCTTAGCCTTTTTCAACAACAGATATCCGATAAGATCATCTTCATCATTATCTCCCGCATAAATTTTCTTATTTTTGATGCGATTTAGCTTGTCGTCAATTCTTACATTTAATTGCTCAAAGTCATCTGCATTGCTAAAAATGCGAATAGGGTTAAGTGCTGAGTTGCCATACGCTACATTTTTTCCAAGTAGCATTTCTGTAATATCAAGGCATGCTTGAAGAATGTCTGCTCCTGCAGGGGCATCTACGGCTAATTCTAAAATAGTCTTAATCTGTAAATCTAGTTCTTTCATCTTTCCCATTAAAAGTTATCTCCTAAGCATTCTGGCAATTCTGCCCAAGGATAGCGATTGCACATATCCTCATATATTAATCCGTCTGATGTTCCTTCTAGTCTATACCAAAAACCTATTTCTGTCCAGATTTTTTTACTAGCAACTAATTGCATAGCATCAATAAAACAATTCTTTGGAGGAACCCCCCTAAAAACTGATCCACCTGCTGCCTTAAAATGTCTAACTTGAAAGATAACAATATCTTCTGGAACTTCATCCAACTTGGAGCTTATTCGCTCAAAAGCACTATTATAAAAAATATTATCAATATTAAATTGTATAAAGTAATCTCCGCTTGCTATTTTCATTGCCATATCTCTAGAAGAATGACCCCAGTTATTCATGTACTCTGGAGTATTTATAATGACAGCTTTAAGACCCAACTCTTTAAGTATTTCATCATACTCGTAGGGCTCTTCTTTTGGACCATCATGACAAATAATTAATTCAAAGTCTTTAAAAGTTTGGTTTGCCAAAGACTGTAAGCCTTTTTTCATTCCGTCTCTTGGAACATGGTGTTCGTAATCAACAGCAATAATAGAAAACTTAGGCATTGTCTTTTTTCCAATATTTAATATCATTTTCTGGATTATTAAATGGGTGCTGGAATTGGTGGCTTCCTGGTTGACCGCCCCATTTTTGAATGAAGTAATTTCTATTTGCCTCAAATTGTTGTGGAGGAACTACAGGATTGCCTGTATCAAAATATTGTGTTGCCGAACCAACGTGATTAACCTGCACGTTAGGCATCATATAAGATTTTTCTCCTGCATGACCAATTCTAAGATGCATGTCGTTGTCCTCAAAATAAGCTGGTACAAAATTTTCATCAAACCAGCCAACTCTTTCAGTTAATCTTTTTATATCAACTATAAAGCAGAAGAAATCTGCTTCACCCAAAACAGGATCACCATCAGAAAAATGGTTTTGATTTGGAGAAACTAAAACAGCGTTACTCTGATATTTAATAAAATCATACATTTTTTTAATTGCGCCTGGTAGGAATATAGCATCATCATTAGTAATTAAAGCATACTCGTTCCCAAGTTCAAGAGAGCGCCTCATACCTTCGTTCCAAGATGCTGCAACGCCTCGATTATTATTCCAATTATCTAAAACAATAGGATGAACGGGATGATCAACGGTAGCCATCATCTCGGCAAACACCTTAAAATTATTTAAAACGGGAACAATTAAAGATAGCATTTACAGTTTTAACCATTCTGGATGCTTCATTGTCCACTCTACTGTACGTTTAATAGACTCTTCTAGTGGGATTGGAAGTTTCCAACCTGTATCAGCAATTTTTGTTCCATCAAGAGCATAGCGCAAGTCGTGACCTGGGCGAGATGAATGGAAATCAACCAATTCATAATTAAGTGGCTTACCAACTGCATCAGCAATCATCTGTGCCATTTCAAGATTGTTTACTTCCCGCTCCCCAACAATATGAAAACGTTCTGGCATTTCTACTTCGCCATAAAGAGGAAAGTCACGATTAAGAACGTGAAGCAGACCGTCAGCTTGGTTACGAGCATGAAGATAGAATCGGCTACCAATTTCTCCCGATGTAGATGCGTGAATAGCCATCTTTTCTCCACTAAGCACACGCTTAATAGTCATTGGCATAAACTTTTCAGTGTCTTGCATTTCACCAATAATATTCATTGTATTTGTGATTGCTAGCGGAATGCCATATGTGCGCCAGTAAGCAAAGCAAATATCTTCTTGTGCTGCCTTTGATGCCGAATAAGGATTACTTGGAAAGTGTTGATCTACCCATTCTTGATGAGCATAGCCCAATGGTGCTGGTCCATAAACTTCGTCTGTTGAAACCTGCAAAAACTTTTCTGGTTGTGCAATTCTAGCCCAATCAAGCAAGTTACAAATTAAAGCTACATTGTTTAAAATAAACGGAGTAGGTTCTTCAATACTTCTATCAACATGGCTTTCTGATGCAACATTAATTACATAGTCAATCTTACCAAATTCGTGAGAAGTTATTACTGAAATCGGTGCCGTAAAGTCGCAGCGAATAACCTTGATGCGACTATATGCATCTGGAATATCGTCACAAGCAACACGAATTCTGTCTGTTAGCCCTTTGTGAGTAAATGTTGTTGGACAAACAATAAACCAATCTGTATTTACTAGTAAGTGTCGTAGCACATGGCTACCTACGAAGCCTGAAGCTCCTGTGAGTAAAACTCTTTTTGTCATTGATTTCTTTTCCTTTTGATAGCATTACCTGTTTCTGACCAGTTGTCTGGAATTGCGGACAAGTAATATTCGTGTTCATTTTCTGGCAATGGTGGGTTATTATACCATCCATAATGCTGTGCTGTAAAATCCCCAGCAACTCTTACAGACGGATTGTAGTAATCACCAATATCATTATTTTTATTTATTAGGCAGAAAGTTGTGTCAATTGGTGCTGAATAAATTGGGTCTCCATTTTCTGTGGAACCAACCTTATCGTGCCAAAATCTTTCTTCCCACTGATACATTGTTAGTCCAGTGAAGTGAAACATAATCTCATGCATATTATGTTCTTCCCCGTCCATTTCAATATCAAGGGCAAAACCTACTCGCATAACTTTATAATCATTTGAAACCTTTTTTAAAATCTCAACAAAGTTCTCTGGAAGCCTTGGGTTAAAGCCAATGTCTGGGTCAGTAATAATAAAATATTCGGGCAACCAAGCTAAAAAGTTTGAATTCCTATAAAATTCAGTTGGACCGTCATTAGTGAACTTCTTAACAATTATATACTTTTCTGAAAGATCTGTCAATAGTTCTGGCATTCCTGGAATAGTTGATGCATTGTCTACTACAATGATGTCTGTAAGATTATATTCCTCAAGTTGCTTTATCATCATAGCTAGATATGATGGGTTGTTGTAGGTTGGAACAATTATTGGAAATTCTGGTGGTGGTCCAGCAGCAAACATTTCTTCAATACTATAATAAATCATTAATCTCCTTTAAGAATTCTAATACTATCTGAGTCAAAGTGTTGAGTAGAAAATTCAAATACTCTAGAATTTTCCAAAGCAATAAGTCTGTGTCTTAGTCCAACGGGTATGCTAAATGTGTCTCCTGGATGTAAGATTTTATGATCAGACAATTCAATATCATCCCCCCAGCCATAACGAAGAATAACAGAACCATTTTCAACATAAAAGGTCTCGTTTTTTAACTCGTGGTAATGCCAAGACAACATTTTATCTTTATTAAGATGAAGTATTTTTGCACAATACAGATTGGTATTTACAAGAATTTCTTCATATCCCCAACCCTTATCCACAATTTCAGAGATCATTTACCTCTCCTTTTAATAAGTCCGTGTTTTTCCAAAGCTCTTTGAATTGTCATGTGGCTGCATTTAGCTTCCTCAGCAATTTCAACAATGTTTTTCCTTTGAATAACATACCTGTTATACAGCCAGTCTTTTGATTCATATAATTTCATAGTAACTCATTCACAGCGAACCAAGCAAGACCAGCAGCATCGCCAACGTTATCGCTACTAGTATCGACTCCAATAGATTTGACAAAATCAATCGTCCTTTGTTTTCGTAACTCTCTAATCTTTCCTTTATACCAATTATCTGATTTATTTGGAAAGTCTTCTCTTACTTTTGCCTTTTCAGCGTTATTAAAATTTTTGTTACCAATGTAAGATTGCCAAGTAATTGGGTGAATCTCTTTTACATCTACACCGTCATTAAGTAGCTCTCCAAGTATAGCACCAAACACATAAGCCATTTTAAGACCCGTCTGCGCTGATCTAACCATGACTGCTGCTTCTAAAACAACATAGTCGTAATCAAGCTCATGCCTAAAAGCTTTTACTTTTCTCTTTGCATCTAATATTCTATCATATATATTGGATCCTGTAAACACAATCTCGCCCCATTTAATTGGAGTCTTTCCGTCCATCAAACAAAAAGCAATACTGTTAGTACTGGCATCTACGCCAAGAACCTTGTGGTGCCTTGTAGCTTTTAATTTAGCCAGCGACATCGTTTACCATACTAATTAATCCGTTTCTTATCTTGCTTTGCTCTTTTGCTTCGCAGGGACCACATACTCCCGTAGGATTATATCGACTTAATTGAGTCTGACATCCTCTTACCTTACAAATTCTTTTCTTTCCAGCTAGACGTTCCTTTTTGTCGTAATATTTTTGTTTAATTTTAAGATTGGTCGCAATCCTACAACATTCTTCAGAGCAATATTTTTGATAGTGTGTTTTTGGCTCAAATGTGGCATTGCATTTTTCATAAGAACATATCATTTTGGAGGCACCATTGATTCAATATACACTTCTCCCTCAGGGGCTTGCTTGTCCCAGCAAACTTTTCTTACAGGGCAATACTTGCAAGCAGACTGGGATTTTGTAAATCCCCGATTTGGAATAGTTTTATCCTCATATGCCTGATAAACTTCTCTTAGCCAGGTGTATGTATCTTCAACTAGTTTGCGATTTGATTCTGTCATATTGATAGGAATAATTAAAAATTCATTATCATTTTTGTTTTCATAATAAAAGAATCCTTGATCTGCTTCCGCAATATCCATATAAATTAATAACTGCAATTGATGGTTTCCAGAACCCTTCATGGCTGCCTGTCTAATTGAATAAACTTCATCCTTAGCAGATTTAATTTCTCCAATAACTTCCTTGCCCTCCCAATCAACAATTAGATCTGAGAAACCACGAATAGGAGGATCAAGCTTAAGCATTTCTCGCTCAATTTCTTTAATTCTTCCATTTGGAATTTTTTGCATAATAGTTTGAATTCTATCATGAACATATGTTCCATTAAGCATATTAGCTTTGGCTTTTGCATCTGCATCATCCGCAAAATCTGATCCTTCAAACGCCATATACCAATATCTAGCACAGTTACCATGACCATATCCAATTGTAGATGGGGCAAAGGTTTTCTTTTGAGTAAATCCCGCACGGTTATCAGCAAGATATGCTGCTTCTACTTCTGAGGCAAAAACATTGGGATCGAATCCACCCTCTTGTATTTTTTGAAACTTTAAGTTTCCAATAATATTTCTACCCATTAAATTCCAAACCTAGCCATATATTTTACTGCATCTACCAATTTATCAATTGCGTCAGATATTGTGTAGTAAACGTTCTTCTTTTTTGCAGAGTCTCCACCCTTTTCAAATGTTGTGTAATATCTTGACAACATAGAAAATTTAGCGCTTAGTGCTTGTAACTTTACGATAAGTTCTGGTGCTTTACCAGAAGGTACATCAGGCTTCATAATTAACTTAATAATCAAGTCCAAAGCCTCATCAAGTTCTGGATCACTCATAAATTCTTTCATGTCAGTAAATTCTGACACAATGCTTACTAATTCTAAAGGTGTTTCATTCGCCATTTTGTTCTTCCCAACATTTTTTCATTTGCTCAAACAGCTCCCATTCAATAACTGCGAGCCTAATTTTCATTTTTTCTCCCAATACTAGTTTAAGTACGGGATATTTATCACGACTTACCTTAAACGTATCAGTACAAATCTTTGCCCACATGGACTGGTTTAAAGATATGGAGTTGCTGTATTCTTTATAATCAACTACAAAGTCATCTAGTGTTGCATCTCCTTTTTGATATTGCCCTCTACCTGAATTTTTTTGAAGTTTTGCACCATCTCTTTTTGCTTCTGATTTTTCTGACATCAGTTAGCCAGCTTAACTTCTGATCTATGTCCATTTGAACAGATCCAAAAAATTTCACTAATTTTGTCATCAAAATATGCATTTAATGATTCAAGCTCACAAGACTGGCAACCATAATTTCCAGAAAGTTCTTGATAGGAAGATACGTCTTCTTTCTTCCCCTTAATGAACTCATCAAATTTTGTCATAAACCTTTTTCCTTACAGCCTCTAAAGCATCTGGAAATCCTCTAAGATATTCTACTGTCTTGGCACGACCCTGGAAACGGTCACCCTCAACTGTATACCAAGCTCCACCCTTTTGGACAACACCAATCATTTCTGCAACGTCAAGCACTTCTCCGACTGAATCAACCCCAACGTGGTCTCCCTGATAATAAAAGTCGTATTGACCACCAAGGTTTGGGGGTCCAAGTTTGTTATAGTCAACAATCCAGTTGACGGGTCTGCCAACTTTCTGTTCAATAATTTTATCGCCAACCTGTACTCCAGATTTAATGGCGTTTGCTTCTGCTTCCGATGCCCAGAGCTTGATAATTGTAGATGAAAAGAATTTAACTGCCATTCCTCCTGTGGGGATATGAGATGCATGCATAGATCCAAATTGATTTCTTTGTTGCGAAATAAGAACCAATAGCGTATTTTTATTGGCATAGTTAAGCATCTTAACTGCATGTGTCATGTCCTTTGCTTCAGCACCAATCTGTTTGGTGTCTTGTAAATTTTTAAGATCGTCACCGTCTTTTTCAAAATAAATAGCTGGAAGCAATGCTGAAATAGAATCAACAACAATTATGTCAACTCCCGCTTCCATAAGTTTTACGGCAACGTCTACCATATCGTTAACCGATTTTGCTGGAGAATATATTAATTTGGATGAGTCTACACCTAGTTCTTCTGCCCAAGCAGCACTATAAGATGATTCAGCATCAATCCATGCACAAGTTTTTCCATCCTTTTGTGCTAATGCAATCATTTGCAAACAAAATGATGACTTACCTGCGGATTTATTTCCCCAAACAAGAACCTGACGACCATAACCAAGACCGCCTTTAAGTGCGAGGTTTAGTCCGATGCTGGGGGTTAGCTGCTTTTGTACGTCTATTTCTGTTGCCATTTGTACTCTTTGGCGTGTCTTTGGGTCTAGTTTTGCTAGAATCTCTTCTGCTACCGCTGTCATTTAAGCTCTCTTCTAATATTGATGCTAGATCTTTCATCCATTTGGAGCGACTGGAGTTTAATCTATCTATAATTGCTAGGATAGATTCCTGATCTTCAGTTTTTATAACTAAAAGATACTCTTCTTGAATACCTTCTAGAATGTAGGCATCACTCATATACCTATATTATAGCATTTATTATGCTAGATTTCCGTGCATTGGTAATCTTTCTTTATTTATTGCCATCTTTTTTTCATAAATGTCATCAAAAGATGAGTTTACCCATCCGCAATTTTTTGCACCTTGATAAAAATCCATAAGGCGGATATAAATATCAACTAACTCTTCTACAATTTTCTCTTCGCCCATTTGCTTACGCATAGCTTCAAGCACTTCACTTACCTCAGAATGCACTAGGGCAAGTTTGGCGAGCATAAAATCAATATCTTGAACTGTTTCTTTTTTGTCAAAATTATAAACTTTATTCCAAAAACCTTTTTGTAAGGAAACCTTGTGAATTTCCTCTGCCATTTTATTCAGCGATTTCTTCAAGATTAACCTCACCTAAATCTACCAAACTAAATTCAAACGAATTATCTTCCGATGGATCTACCGAAACTGCATACTGAGAATAATCTTTAGTTAGCTCTTCAGAAGAAATTTTGACTGGTCCAACCTTAAATAATATTGTTGCAAGAATCTGTTCTATGCCAATATCAATGTTATTTTCTTCACTCATAATATTTCCTTTACAAATATTGTTTTATCATCTATTTTAATAACTGGTTCACAAACTTGTCCAACCTTCATTTTTCCTAAAGACTTTGCATAAAGTGTTGGAAAGACAAGGACACGCTGTAAATTCTTTTCACTATCGGAAAGAATAATGTGAGCCATCATTTTGTTTTGCTTTGTTTTGTACGGAGTAAAATCAACTACAAGTTTCTTTTCTCCCTCTACATTAATTTTATCTTTATATAACCAATCAACAAATGGGTCTTCTTTGTGATTTGCTACGTCATCAATTGAAACGTACCTGTGAATTCTGTTATCGCCGACAAGGAAAAAATACATATTTCCTGTTTCAATTTGTGTATTTTCACTATGGAAGATACCAATAGTTCCTGTATCATCTACAAGCTCTACACGACTCCAGCCCTTACCCTTTTTAATTGATCTAACCATAGCCATAAGGACAAAACATCCTTCTTCAATAAAATCTTCTAACGGATTAATCTGAGCTTTAATCTTTGGAGATATGCCTTGAATATCAAACTTAGGAATGGTCAGGTATTCGTAGAGATTCTCTCCCTCAGTACCTGTTCTAGGATTGTCATCAAATGCTGCAGCACCAATTTTATTAAGTGCTTCAATTGCACGACTATTAATTCCGCTTCCTTTGGTTTTAGAAATTTCAAGTAACTTCTCATAACTTTCAAATGGTTGACTAGCAACAATCTTTGATGAAATTTTATCAGAGATATATTTTATATCATTAAGCCCGAAACGAATAGAGTTTCCCTGAATACTAAAGTCTGCTTGAGATTCATTAACATGAGGAAGCAGGATTCTTATTCCAAGTCTCTTAGCTTCCAATAAGTATTCTGTTCTCGCATCCTTGTCTTTTTCGTTTTTGAGAATAGAATAAAGGAACTCAAGCGGATAATAGTGCTTAAGCCAAGCAGTCCAATAAGATAACATAGAGTAAGCAACAGCGTGGGAACGATTAAAAGAATAACCAGCATGAGCCTCAAAATCATGCCAAAGATCTTCCGCAGACTCTTTAGATATGCTTTTGCTGGCACCTTGAACAAATTTTTCTCTGTATTGATCAAATTCTCTGGCATCCTTTTTCTTTCCAATAATTTTGCGAACCTTATCAGCCTCTACCCATGTCATTCCCCCAAGGTGGACACAGGCTTGCATAACTTGCTCTTGATAAATAATAACACCATAAGTATTTTTTGTAAAGTCTTGCATAATTGGATGAACATATTCTACCATTTCAGTGCCATTCTTACGATTAATGTAGTTTGCTCCTACAGTATTCATAGCTCCTGGGCGAACTAGGGCATTTGATGCAACCAAATCCTCAAAGTTATCCACACCCATTTTAATCAAAAGGTTGGTATAAGGCGTTGCCTCAGCCTGGAATACACCTCTTGTAAAGCCCTGAGACAAATCTTTAAATACCTCTGGATCATTTAATGGCATACGTTTTAAATTAATCTCTACGTCAGTGTTTATTTTAATAGTGTCAATTGTATCCTTTAGGACAGACAAAGACTTTAGACCCAAAACGTCAAGTTTAATAAGACCAATATCCGCAGCATGCTCCATATCATACCCAACAACTGGAATACGACCAGATACAGAATCATCTGGATCTTTACGAGTTTCAATTGGAACATAGTTTGAAATAGGTTCATTGGCAACAACTACACCTGCAGCATGCATACCAACTGCCCGAATTTTACCTCGTAGCATACTGGCATATTTCATTACTTCTGGATACTTGTCACGAAACCATTCAGCATTTGGGTTGCTCTCAAAATCTTCAAATGTTTCAATACCCTTGAGAGCTTTATTAATTTCTCCAAGTGGTACGCCAAAAATACGACCTACGTCTCTTACAACACCCTTATCCTTAAAATATTGAAATGTTGAAATAGAAGCAACGTGCTTAAACTTATTCCGTAAATATTCTTTTACTTCCCCTCGTCTACGATCCATAAAATCTGTATCAATATCTGGAAAGTCATTGCGGTCTGGATTAATAAAACGGAAAAACAAAAGGTCATACTGAATTGGATCTACATCAGTAATTCCAAGGAGATAGCACACAAGGCTACCAGCAGCAGAGCCTCGCCCTGGACCGACAAAAATGTCGCTGTTCTTAGCCCAACCAACCATATCAGCAACAACGAGGAAATAAGATGCAAACTGTTTGTTCTTGATAACTCCAAGTTCTTCCTCCAAGCGCTCTTTATAGTCTGCGCCGTAGGCTGTATCCATTGGCATAATATTTTCCAAAGCTTCTTCACAAAGTTTCCTCAATTCTTCATCTGCATCATTCTTTGGCTTAGGAAGCATTTCCAAGCCAGAATAAAATTCGTATTCGCCAACCTTAGACTCTATGTCAAGTGTGTTATCATAAATATCTGTACGAGTAATGCCCTGCTTGTGCATAGACTTTTCTAATTCACTACGCTCTTGGATATACACATCAATTTCCTCAAAAGAAATTGGGCGATCTGGATATAGGTGATTCAAGCGCTCAAAAATATTTTTGCGTTTCTTGCCAGAATCATAGTCTGCTTCTTTGTCCATGCTTGGCTTAGTAGAGATGATAAGCAAAATCTCTTCTAAAGCACGTTGATCTGGAGTATCAAAGTGAGCATCTGAAGTAACAACTGGTTTTACTTCAAACTCATCTGCAAGTTCAAGTAACTTAAAATTAAGGTCTGCTGGATTATGTGCTTGAACTTCAATATAGAAATCATCACCAAATGTATTTTTAAACCATCTGACATATTCTTTAGCCTTATCTAAATCATTGCGTTCAATAGACTTTGCAACTAAGCCATTCATGCATCCAGAAAGAACAATAATTCCTTCTTTATAATCATTAAGCAGCTCCATGTCAATACGAGGCTTATGATAGTATCCCTCTGTCCAAGCAAGTTCAGACATCTTTTGAAGGTTTTTCAACCCCGCCTGATCTTTTGCTAACAAAATAATGTGGTTATAAACGGATGTATTATCATCACGCTTTCTAACATCACGCTTATCAAATCTATCTGTTGCCGAGATATATGCTTCAAGACCAAGTATTGGTTTCATGCCTAACTCTTTTGCAGCAATTTGCATATCACGATGGGAAGACAATGTTCCATGATCGGTAATAGCCATAGCAGTATGACCGTGCTTTTGACCAGCTACCAACAACTCGTGAGGTGTACACAAACCGTCCATAAGACTATAGTGACTGTGTACATGCAAGTGTACAAAATTAGACAAGATCAAACTCCTCAGACATTTTGTGGGTAAACCAATAATAGTTGCATCGCTCACAACATACGCTGTTGCGATACTTTTTTGTAGCATATTCAAATTCAAAATAATGTATAGGGTCTTTTATAAACAAGTTGGCACGGTGGGTGATCTCAATTTTACTAGCAATTCTTTCATCACTCATCCAAGCAGGTACAGTAAGACCTGAACCACGATGATAATTGGAGTTATGCATACGCTTGATTTCTGTCCAATTTTTTTCTGTTTTTATGCCACGATTCACACATTCATTTTTAATTGCTGTGAGGTATTCAAATAGCATATTCTCGTGATTTTTCCACATAAGTGTGGCTGGATGGTTCTTCCATCCAATCGTGTTGCCTAGAAGTGCAGCATAAATTTGGCGACCTTCTAAAAGCTGTTTATTCAATCTTTTATTATCTAGTGATTGTGCAGATAATTTAAAACTATCAACGTAGGGTAAAAAGGTTTGCATTGTTATCCAATCAATTGTGTCTAGGGGTATAGCATAACACTACACCCCTAGACTTGTCAATAATTAATTACCATTCAACATTTGCTGATGTGTTTGAATCTTCGTGAGAAGACTCTCCCATGTAAAATGCTTCCTGCTCTGCATAGGCAACGTCACGAACTGCTACCTTTTCAAGGTCAAGTAACTCAACCTTTTCAAAATCAATTGGCTTGATGTCTGCTGTTGGCAAAGGAATGATGCTGTAATTTGTATCAGTCTTTTCGCCAGTACGCTTCAAACGCCATGTAACATTTGTGATGCTACCTGTTTCTCCTGCATACTGAATAATTTCTGGAGTTGCAGACTTAGGACCTGCACCCTGTGAAAAAATTGCAACATACGGATCTTCTTCACCGTCATCAACAAGAATGTTAATGTATAGGCGACTACGACCCTTCCAGCCAATCTTTGGGTCTCTGCGATGCATTTCGCAACCAAAGCAACGACCCTGATCTTCAATACTGCATAGAGCCTTGCGGCGATAATCTCTTGGATTTGTGTGTTCAACTGCAATAAAACCTAGACCAGCTGTTGCATTATAATTTGATGAGTCAGGATCTAGTTCCTGAAGAAAGCGAATCTTTACGCTCTGACCATCGTTGAGCTTTAGCCAACGACCTTTTGGTGAATCTGAACTTGATCCAGATGCCCTGTCTAGTGTGGCATTTAATGCCGATAGACCTTTTACTAATCCCATAGTATATTCTCCTTTTGTAATGGGCTATAATATGCCCTTGTTATTATATTATACCAAACTAAACTTTATTTGTCACTAAAAAGTATTCATAATTTGGAGTTGCATTTATAATGCAATGGCGGATTTCTTCTGGAGTTAGTTCTCCAGCATCTTTTGCTCCATGAGGATAAATTGTATCATAATCTTGCACTCCCCACAATATTTCTTTATTATTTAATTGTCTTGCAATATTTTCCCCAAGCTTTCGCCCTGCCGAATCTGCATCAGTCATAATAACAATTGATGATGAATATCTATTTAGTAACTGTATCTGTTCTTTTGATAAGTGTGCGCCAAGCGTGGCAACTACATTTGGAAACCCTGCCTGACTTATAAGAATTGCATCAAAGGACGATTCGCAGATAATAATTTTTCCACCATGTTTCTTGGCACTACTTAGATTAAATAGAGTTTTGTTTCTTGGTAAATTTTGACTATTTTTAAATGCTTTGCCTTGTGTCGAGCGACCAATGATTCCAACAATCATTCCATCTGGAGAGGTTAGCGGTACTGTTACCATTTCTTGATTTGAGGAGTATCCCAAATTAAACTTTTCAATAGACTCGTCACTAATCCCTCTAGAGTAAAAATATTCTTTTGCCTCTTGACTTTTTAGTAATTCCGCATGAAGCTTTTCAATAGTTTCTCTAGAAAATTCTTCAAATTCTGGACGGTCTTCAAGTATTTCTTCTAATTCATCTAGTACATCAGAGGAACTCTTTTTGTGATTTAATATAAAC